CGCCTGCTTAGGAGCAGATGTCGCAGGGGCGCTCTGTTCTAGTACAGGGGGAGGTGCAGGAGGCGGTGGAGGCGGTGGCGCAGGATCTGGACTACTTGCGAAGCACATCCTTTAGGTCTCCTAATAGGTTTTCTTGTTGAAGGGTGTGGAGGTGTTTTAAGTGACGTATCACCTCAACACACCCACGGTTGATCCATATCTCTCGATCAGTTTGAGAAGGGTCTGGACATAAATCGGGGTAGAGCCGCTGGAGATAATCCAGCAGACCCTCCTCGACAAAAGGAATTACAATGTCGTTCATATACCGCAGGAACCACCCTTGCCTGTTATGTCGCAAATATCGTGCGTTTGCACACCCTCTTCAAACTCGTTCCCTAGTTCTGCTTTAGCATCAGCATAAGGAATAGCAGTAAGAGGCTGGCCTCCACGAGCGCCATCAGGATAGCAAGTGAACCCGCGCAGACGATGAGCATATCGAGCCAACGTATCTGCAAATGGTTTCACCGTATCTTCGTTGTTGAGCTTTGATCCCCACGAAGGGAGGTTAATGGTTGACGAGATAGACTGATCAACAAAGTCCTGCACATCAGCTTGAAAGCGAATACGCCGCTCATAATCATCAGCAAGGTCGAGCGCACTCTCGATCTTATTAGGATCAGCTCCATAAAGATCAATAAGCTCCTGTGCAGCACTATCGACTACGTATTGGTAGTGCCACTTGGTTCCCTTCAGGTATCGCCTTTTATAAGCAACAGCAAAGATAGGCTCAACGCCAGTTGTAGTGCCTGCGAGAATACCAATGGTCCCGGTAGGGGCAATAGCGCGTACAGCCACAGGACGGTTAACACCAAGGGTAGCAGAGAATTTAGCAGAGGTTTCATCACTCATGCCCTTGTAGATAGCAAGCCACTGACGCAGCTCTGGGGTTACTTCGTACTGAGACCTACGCTTGATCAACCACTCGTGAATACCCATCAGACCTAAACCAAGGCGGCGATTCTTCTCTCGCGTAGCATATACCTTAGCGTAAGGAAGTTGCGCTCGCATAGTGCCGCAGAGGAGGAACATAGTTCCTAGCTGAACCACGTCAGAGAGTTCACTGATGTCATCAATTCGCCCAAGGTTCAGTGAACCAAGGTTACACACGTCACTATCATCCTCACTGGTGACTTCAGTACAAGCATTGCGTAGTGTCTCCTTCTCCTTGTCGAAGAAGTTAAACGAGAATCCCGGCTCAGCCGTAGACAATGCCTGACGGATGTTCTTCATGAACACCTCACCAACATCACCAGTCTTCCAGTAGTTGGTCAGCCACTCCGTGTCATAGTTGACAGAGATGTTGGTCATGTCGAGAGAAGCAGGGAAGTTGAAATCCTGCTGCTTCAAGTCCCAGTAGCTGAGTCCAGTGGACCCTACAGGCTGGTTATGCCAATCCTTCGAATTGATGAACTCGTGGATGTCTCCGTGCTTCCAGTTCAGACTTGCATAGATTGCAGAGCGACGTGAACCGCCCTGCATCACACGGCGACCGATCTCGTTCAGCATGTTCATCTTGGGAATAGGGCCACTCGCTGTGCCCCCAGTGCGGCCCAGCTTGGCTCCATTCGCTCTGTAGACAGAGTAGTCTACCCCAATTCCTCCACCAGTCATAAGGCATGATTCAGCCTTCCACGAAAGGTTAGCCCAATCCTCGCGACTATCTTCTTCAGCTTTGAGGAGGTAGCAGTTGTTAAAGAACTTAGCTTGCCTTCCCGCATAGTAGATGTAGCGGCCACCGGGGATGAACTTCATGTCCTGCATGTAGTTCGTAAGTTGTGCCTTATCTTCTTTCGTCATAAGGTCGCCACACACATCTTCGACCAAGACCCTACACAGGTCATTCCAAGTCTCACATCCTTCGTGTGCATACTTCTGTTTGAAGATCGTCTCCGAAAATGAGGAACGGAACATAGGGTTTTGGTTTGAGCGGAAAGTCATCTTGCCTCTTTAGCGGTTATCGCCAGACCCCTGCAACTTACCTCGTGCAGCACGGTCCAACAGTTTGGATACATTTCGGTTAGCAATGTTGGAAAGAGGAACGCCAAGATCATCAGCAAGACAAGCAACGTACCACAGCACATCACCAAGCTCTGAGATCATGTCTTCTTTAGCATCTCCACCATCACGTATTTGTTTCTTCAGTTTACCGGCCAGCTCGCCAGCTTCACTCGCCAACCCCAAAGTGGGGTAGATAATGCTTGCATCTTTTGGATAGACCGCAGTAGAGCGAGTGAACTTTTGGTATTCATCAAAGGAGTACATATCAGTCCTCATCTTCTTCAATGAGGATTTCGTTCAGAACATCCTTGAGCAGGGACACTTGCATTGAGGAAAGCACAATCAGATTAGGTGCTGTTTCATCATTGAAGTATTGAGTCAGTGTGATGAAATCCTCACCAGTCTCCCACGTAAGGATCAAGTCTTCATCATTACCCGTGTCGTCGATGATCGTGACAATGTTGTTGTCATCATCCACTTCAGTTGTGATCATTTTCTTCAGCTTCCTTGATGAGTTGGTTTAGATACCACTGAGCCTTCTTCAGGTCCTTCAAGCGGCTATTCTTATAGGGTGAGCGTACTGTGTACTTGATGACATTCCCTTCAGCGAAGGAAAGCTCCCAAGCTTTGATGAAGTCATAAACTTCAATGCCACCTACAGTGTAGTGTTCAGGGTTGTTGATATCGTCTTTAACAACCTCTTCACCTTCAGGCGTCAGGTTTATGATTCCGAAATCAAACTCTAACTGCTTTTCCTTGTATGGCATTGGACAGATGTCGCACGAGCCATCGCACTCGCTAGGATTCTTTACGCAGTAGTAGGTTCCCAAAGTATCACCTCTTGTTCAGTTTCATTCCAATCTTCAGCGCGAAGGATGCGAGCACATCGAGCTTGCACGAGAGCGTCTTCATCACTGATGCCAACCTTGTTAAAAGCAGCAACTACCTTGGGCCAGAAAGGACCGTTAACAAGGATTGACTCTGCTTTGACTGGACCTATACCGGGACAACCTTTGTAGTTATCCGTTGTGTCCCCTGTGAGAACCTGTTTGTAAAAGAAGAACTCAGCTTCATCGTGAGCTATCTCAACAATACCTTCCTCAGTGAGATGCCTGCCGGGAATCTGTTTAAGGTCTTTGTCGATAGACCAGATCACATACTCTTCTGGTTTTGTTGTGGCTAAGATGCCAAGACAATCATCAGCCTCTAGGTTTGGCTTCATGATAATCTTGTGAGCATATTCTTTGAACACTCGCTCTCGTATGGCTTTGAAGCCCATTGGTTTGCGAGATGTTCGATTGCCTTTGTACTCAGGCAAGATATTTTTTCTGAAGTTTTTTGAATCAGAGAAGCAGAGCAAGTAGCGATGTGTTCCCGCTCGTTCTAGCAGCGCGTCAACGCTGTATGTGAACTCTTGTATAGCCTCGTTCTCATCAGTGTATAAAACCCAGATGTCTTCTTCGAACTCTATCTCTCTCTCAACAGCGGATGCTGCACGATAGAGAAGGATGTCAGCATCAATTAGCAAGATCATTCATGAGTGCCTTCCAACTTACGGGGTAAAGTTCTGCCATCTTCTGCGCTATAGGAAGTGCAACAAGACGGGTTTCGTATTGTGTGTGAGGATCGAGACGTAGCTTGCACATCTTAGCGATGGCGAACAAAGAGCCAGACCAGATCCACTCAGTCATCATTGATTGGGGGAGGACCATACGGGCTTGCTCAGGGCAGACACCTTCATCGAGAAGATACTCATAGTCTTTGAAAGCTTCCACATAGCTGCGTGGATTCCACACATCACTATCTACCCACACTTCATCACTACTCCCCTGCTTCACATTCTCAGCCCGTTTCCTCCATGCCACTGGCTTGTAGAACTCAGGCTCACTATCCACGTACCTCCGTGAAATCTCGTTCCAAGGCATGTATTCGTGTTTCACAAGCTGCCTTGCCACGAAAACTGGTGCCTTCACTCTGAAGGTTGCGAAGCAGTGGTTGAAAGGTGACTTGTGATTGTGTTTGGCTAGGTAGGAGATGAGCTTCTTGTCAGCGCCAGACAGTCCTTTGTCTCTCCCATCTGATCCAACGCAGTAAACCCACTCGCTCTTTTTTTCGAAGCTGACTCGTGCAGCGTTGACAACGCTCAAGTCTGAACCACTGTGGTCGATTAGCTCTACCGATATGTCTGACATGTTAACTTTCCTAGGAAATGTGTACACGTTCTGCGGATGTGTTAACTGCGAGTACATGTGCCACGATCCGTCCAATCTCAGAACGAACAGTCTCATCATCAACGTACTCTAGAGTGAGTGCTTCGATGTCCCAGAGCGCATCCTTCATCGTGGAGATGCGGTCGAGAGAGTCTCGCCACTTGTTGTAGTAGTAGTCAGCAGGGTTCGTGAATTGTGTCACCAGTGTCTCCAGCAGTTAGCTATGATTGCGAAACAGGTTATGACTTGAAGCGTGTAGTAAGCTCGTCTCAATGCGTCTCAGCCCAGTTTCTTCCGATCTTGTATTCACCTGTGAGCGGAACCTTCAGATTGAAGAACTCACCAGCTTTTGAGATGCACTCAACAGCAAGCTTTCCAAACTCATCAGCAATGTCTGGGTCACAGTCGAACTGACACTCATCGTGTACCCAAGCAGCTTGCTGCACTTTGTGTAACCATTGCTTTTGCGTAAGCATATGCTCAACTTCTACCATCCACTGCTTGCACACGAGCGCACCAGCAGACTGAAGTAATGTATTAAGAGCAGCGTGGTCGCTCCTAATACGCAGGTGACGACCGTCCAATCCAACCAAGTAACCTCTACCAGCGGCTTGCTGAACAGCTCTGATGAGCTGGGCAAGTGCAGGGGTTTTGGTGAGGAATCTTTCTTTGAGAAGCTTACCATGTTTAGCTCCTTTTCCTACCACTGAGCCAATCTTTGTAGGTCCAGCTCCATAGAGGAATGCGTATATGAAAGTCTTTGCTTGGTTACGTGTCTCTAGTCCTGCTGCTAGTTGGTTAGCAGTGTGAACATCCCCTTCGACAACTTCCTTGGCATACTTGCCGTTGTCAAAGTGAGACATGAAATGCCCAAGCATTCTTAACTCAAGACCTGAAACGTCTATGCCTACCAACACACGGCCAGCACTTGCTCCAAACAATGCTCGACACTCTTTGCCGTAGGATGACCCTACTGACGGTACTTGAGCAATGTTAGGATTCCTGTGCGTAGCTCGTCCGGTAACCGCACCATTGGTGATTACCTCACCGTGTATGCGGCCCTGCCGACACAGTTTAAGCCACGCATTGTTGCCCTCTGCCAGCATCCCTAGGCGCTTCTGCACCAGTAGATACTCAGTAAGCAACTTTGCTTCAGGGTACTTCAACGCACCCAACACAGTTTCATCAATCTTAGCACTACCGTCAGGAGTGAATTCTTTTGGAACCCACCCGTGTATCGCCTTTAGCCTGTTGGCGATGTGGTGACGGCTACCGGGATTGAAGACAACAGTCTTGGTCTTTGTGAAAGGTACGCCTTTGACGTACCCCCTAGTCTTGTTGTTCACCTTTGGTATGAACTCTTCTACAAATTCTTCCCAAGGTGGGAACGTGTCCTGCAACTCTTGTTCAAGTTCTCCCCTCCTGATCATCAGAAGAGCCGTCAGCTTCTCAGCAGACTTCACATCGAATGCGAAACCATGCCGCTCCTGTCTGGCTACAATGTGAGCTACTTGATGCTCAAGTACACTAGCCATAGGAGAGTATGCTGCCTGCTTGATTAGATGTTGGTGCAGCCTATCGGTGACCTCCACGTCTTGCACGTTATATGCAAGCATCTCCTCACTGAACTCATCCCAGCCACCATCATAGTCGCCTTTGAACAACTTCAGTCTCTGACCCCACGCACGTAGAGAGTGTGAGCCAATTAGCTTACTCTCAACCGTACCCCCTTCGCTTCGATCTTGGTCACTAAGATCAGGGAAGATGAAGCGGGACAGGATCAGTGTATCGACAACTGCCTCGTTAGAGACAGTAAACCACGGGTAGAGCTTCTTGATGACAGCGATATCATATCCAATCACATTGTGACCGATGATAGTGTCAGCTTTCATCAGAAGCTGGAGACCTTGTTCCACCTCAGAAGGTGCAAACTTATACAGGTCTCCAGTGTCTATATCTTTCGCTACAAGGCAGTGAATGCGGCTCGCATCCCAATAGAGTCCATTAGCTTCTAAGTCGAACACGAGTCGCATATCGTCATTCCCTGTGTGTGAAGAAGGAACAGCTACTTTGTTTATGCACTGCGGGTATGCCCTTTAGCTGCACCCACGGTGGAAACTGGAGATCACACTTCATGAACAGGTCGCTCAAGTCCTGACCTGCGTAGTAACAGTTCTCACATCTTTCTGATACTGTCCCACATGAGGAAGCAGATGATGGCGGAGGTGGCGAGATAGGTGATTGCCATTCAACCTTCTCCTTCTTTGGCCTAGCCATTCTTAACAGCCTTCAGATAGTAGCGGGAGTAAGACTGACCAGTTGTAGGGTGAACCTTTGCAACCTTAGTGATCTTGTGTCCCTTCCCTTTCAACTGGTGTAGACGAGCGTGGAAAGACTGCACACCATAGTCGATGTAAGCCTCACGCTGAGTGATGGAGCCATTGCGGTGCATGTGATCAAGCATTCTGTGGAGCTGTGTCATACCCTTTTTAACCTTCCATCCATTAGTTTCAGTCTTTAAGCACATGGTCAGGAGACGCTTATGATAAGGTCCCCATCCTTCTTCATCCCACGCACGAACGCAGGCGGTGTCGGCCATGTCGAACAAAAGATCATGCGACATTAGAACTCTCCGTTGATGGCGGGTGTTTCGGTTAGTCTTCCAGTGTCAGTGTTGTAGAAGAGAGAACCAGCTTGACCAGTCTCGCCTGAGAACCTGTTCTTGAGTACGCGAAACACGGTCTCGTTAGGGTTCTCACCTTGCTGGTTACGTTCAAGACCAATCACCATGTCACTCAGTTGAGCGATGGCGTGTGATCCACGTAGTTGGTTCAATGCAGTGTGTGCTCCTTCCTCGTGACCCTTTCCTTCAGGTCTACGCAGATGGCTTACTACGACAAGCCCAATGCCAGTCTCTTGCACAAGTGTGCGAAGAAGTGTCATTGTCCTGTCGATAAGTTTTCTCTCATCGCCGCTCTCATCCATCGAACTGACAACAATGCTGAGATGATCGAGAAAGATGTACTTGCAGTCGAAACTCTTAGCCAGAGTACGAATGCGAGATAACAGGTGGTCAACTTTCGTTGAACCAAAGTGGTCATAGAGGTAGAGCCTCCCTGTCCCAAGAGTGTTATCAAATGCTAGCTTGAGTTCATCAGTGTCTACGTTATCCATACGCAAGTGTAAGCGTCTGTTAAGATGCAAGCCCATCAAACCTAGAGCAGTGGTCTTCACACTCTCTTCGAGCATGATCATACCTACACGCTCACCTTGGTTTAAAAGGTGGTAGGCTATCTCTCGCACTACTGCCGACTTACCTATACCGGAACCAGCAGTCAGTGTTACCAACTCACTCGTTCTGATACCGTGTGTCTTCTCGTTCAAGAATGTCCACGGGTATGGAATACTCTTTGACGTATCTTGTTCAATGATCGTTGACCACAGGTCTTCACCATTCAAGATGCCATCAGGTCTGTAGACGCTAGCGTTCCACATTGCACGGATAACTTCATCACCCTTACCTTTGACAAGACACTCGTTTGCATCTTTATAAGGGAGTGAAGCTATCTTAGCTTTCCCCGGTTCGAAAAGCTCAGCGCATTCCTTTGCTGCTTTCTGCCCCGGTTCATCCATGTCGAACATCAGGATGACAGATTCAAACTTGTTCAGCCACTCAAGTTGCTTCTTTAAGCTCTTTGCAGCACCGGCTGATCCGTTTTGAATGCTTACAGTAGGCCAACGATTCTGTTGAAGCTGCGAGACAGTGAGTGCATCTATCTCGCCCTCAGTCACTACAACCATCTTGCCACCAGAAGGCCACAGCCACTGACCATACAAACTGGTCTGTGATGGGTCACCTAACCATGTGAAGCTTTTGTCGGCAAAGCGGACCTTGGCTGCAACAGGTTTGCGGGTGTCATCGAGGTAGTAAGCAATCTGTGCGGGCTTATCAAAAACAATCCCACAACGGTAAGACCAATGCTTACATGTGTCTTCACGAAGACTGCGGGCTGGTAGGTCTTGAAAGCTTCCTTCGAACGAGAGCATACCTTTTTGCTTTTCGGTCTTCTTCAGTGAAAGAGCTTGCACTTCATCACCTCGTTCGTAGGTATGACACACATGGCAGTAGAAGTGACCATCGTCATAGAGCGAGCCAGCATCACTGCTACCACAGTGTAAACACGGGACATGATAGAGAAAGCTGGACTCGCTCAT